AGCTTCTGGATGGCCACGATCGCGTCATCGCTCTTGGGCACGTTGCCGCCCAGTCGGATGATGGCTTCCATGCCAGCCCGCCAGTTGATGCCGTTGAATGCCGACTCAACACGATCGTATTCCGCACGATCGAACTCCAACGGCAAGGTGCGATAAACCTTGGGAGGAAGCTCCTTAAGAACGTCTGCCTTGAGGCGGCGAAGCATCATGTGCTTGTTCAGCAATGCGTTAAGCTCGGTGGTGTTGCTGGCACCATTGAAATCCCACCCGTGTGTGCCACGTTGGGCATTGGTATAGCGGAATGCAAATCGAGTGAACGTGCTAAATTCCGGTACCCACGGTGCAACGGTGCTCACCGATGTCCACAGTTCCTTGGGCCGATTCACCAGAGGAGTACCGGACATCAGCGTAACTCGTCCAATACCAGGGCCAAACGTCACACGCTCACGCTTGCCACCCTTGAGTTTGGTGTCATACCCGCCGATGGCCAGTCGTTGCATGGCCTGGGTTCGTTTGGCATCCGGATTTTTGATCTTGTGGCTTTCATCCACGGCCATGAACTGAAGTCCAAGATTTTCAAGCTGTTCGCAGTTGGCGGAAAGGATATCGTAGTTGATGACGTAGATATCGCACCCTGCGGTAGGAACCTTGCTGTAGATGACGTTGGGATGCCTGGATGCTCGCTTGGCGGTTTGTCGCTTGCTATAGGCCTTCCCCACGATGTTGATGCGATAGCGCTGACCGGTCATGGCGATGATCTCGTTTCGCCAGTTCAGTTTCAGCGTGTTGGGCACCACGATCAGGGCAGGAAGAACCTGGCACTTGTGGATGTAGGCCATCACCTGGACGGTCTTGCCGGTACCCTGCTCGTCGGCGAGCAATCCACGGCCGTCTTGCTTTTCCAACCAGGCCACCCCGTCGGCTTGGAAATCCTTGAGCTTGAAAGCAAACCCAGGCAACACCTGTACCCGAGGAATGCCATCAAGGATCTCATGCAGCTTAGGATCCACATTGAGACCGTGTTTGGTGGCAAGACGGATGATCTTACGGGTATTATTAATCGTGGCAGCAACCGAAAGCATGATAGGCTCCTCGTTTGATGCCCTATAGTAGCAGATTTTGCCGAAAGGTCAACCGTTAGTTGATGACAACATTATCAAACCCATTCTGGAAGTCATCGTCTTCCATCATCTCGGTAGCAACGATGTCAAGGAACTCGGGCCAGATTGCCTTGCATTGTAAACAGGTGCGTTCGGTCCATGGATTGTCAACCATCGGTTAGCACATGAACCGAGGTGCTAGACACAACCCACACCATCTGCGCCCGTCATCAAACACGGTTCCATGAATGACCTCCATGTTACTGAAGAAATCAATGATTTCCTGGCGTTCGTCCATTACCTGTGTTTCTTTCATGTCAGGATTCTGCAAGTTCACGTTCAAACTCCTCAAGTATTGCCGCATCGGCAATGGAAATCACGATCGTATTACCAACCATGACCACGTTACGCCCATCATTTAGGGCTAGCATGGTACGGCTTTCTTCGGTCTTTTCTCTCACCTGATCCAGATAGGAAAGAAATCGTTCTTCGATGGTGAAACCGTGTTTTTCGGCAACATCCATGATGGACCAGATGCTGGTTTCATTGACTGGAACCAACCATGTTTTTGAAACGGGTTCCCAGTTTGCCCAAAACTTCCTGTCCCTGTGCATTCCACGGATGTTCTTGATGTCTGAAACCAACGCCGCATCATAACGAAAGCTGAAAACCGCATTGCTGCCGTTGCTCGACAGCACCCGATCAGGGTGAGACATCGTCTCGTTATTGGACGGAACGTCGGTGTTTATCGGCTGGCACCGGAAGATTGGATTTTTCAACCAACCATCCATGAACTCCTTGCCGCCGAGCTGGCGCTGGTATTTGCGCAGCATCTTCAATGCAGCACAGGCCTGCTTGTTGGTCCATGTACGGCCCTGGTTTGCCCACTGTGCAAGGCTATGGCCAAAATCAGCATCCATTTTACTGAAGCCGGCACCGTCCGTGGTACTGGCACGGTTGCACATGCCAGCCAGCGAGCAGATCATTTCCTCGGCAGTGATGGTCATACCGTGCTCCTGTCGTTCCATGCGAGCATAATAGCACGGCGTACAGCTATGTCAATCGGTCCTTGAGGGGTCGCAACCAGAGATTGCCCTTTTTTACCCACTGATCGGAATTGTGAGTGGATGGACTCGCGGAGCTGGAGATTTTTTCCAGTATTTCGGAATTGATCTCCTTTTCGATCTCATAGCTGAGGGTCCATGACATGATCTCTTCCACGGTAGATCCTAATAGTCGACGATGTTCTCATCGATCAACTTACCTTGCCAGCGAGCCGACCCGGTTCTTCCGCAATAGGTTAGTTCTCGCAATGCATATTGCTTAACGTGTAACATTTCATGTGCAACTATCATGAGCGTGCGTAACGTTCCGTAGTAGTTGGTGGTGGTGATGATGAAACTGCGAGGATACCTCCGTTCATCATCATGGTGTACTTCTGATGTTCCGTAAGTCCTGTTAATGCCAATCGTCTTAGGATTGACAATGCGTATGAGCAGTTCCACGTTCTTGTTTATACGAGGACCGAGTAATTTGTTTCCGCACCATCTTGCGAGATCGACCATCAGTATTTTTTGATCTCGATCAAAATGTTGACCCTTGATGGTAACGTCCATGAAGCCCCCTGCTTAGATCTTTACTACCAACATGTTTTTTGATACCAACACATCAATCACTGCCCTTGCTTGCCCTCGGCAAAACTCTCGTTGGGTTTCACTTGTTTTTTGCCAATGCAACGGACTGCAAGTGCCATATTGGGTATAGCTATCTGAATAGATGGCCATGGCAATGTCCTCAATCAATTGATCGGATCGTGTAATCATTGTAACCCGGTGCGTTTACGTATGAAAGAAACAAGATCGCCAACCGTTTTGGATTTTCGTATGCCATCGTCATCATCGAGAATGATATCGAGTGATTCTTCCAGATGCATGGAAAGCTCGACTATGTCAAGGCTATCAAGATTTAGATCCTCTAGCAGACGGTGTTCTAATGCCGGAGTAAATCCTGGCGATGTGTAATCCTTGAGATATCCAAGGATGGTTTCTTCAACTGTTGGCATGTTATCCCTATCTTAGACGTTCAGTGTGCTAATTGGTATCAATGGCTGTCAATAACCGTAAAATCTCCACCTTCTTACCATGATAAATACAGCTGATATGGCAACTTTAACAAGCAAAAATCTATTCGTCGGATATTCGACCGTCGGCTCTTCGCGGATCCAGCATCTAGTTGATCTCAAGATGGTGGAGCAGGATCTGCTAAATCATTTTTATACCAGGAAAAATGAACGGGTGATGATGCCCGGTTATGGATGTGGTATATGGGAATATCTCTTTGAACCCCTTGATCAGGTTCGAGATCTCATAGTCTATGAAGCCGAACAGGTCATATCCAGCGATTCTCGTGTTCAGCTTGGATCAATCGATGTTACCGAAACAGACGGAATGCTACGGATACTGATGAACCTATACTACGTTCCATTTAATGCATATGGAACTTTTGCTGTGAATTTTGACAAACGCAGCCAGCAGATGATCTAAAGGACAACAGAGAACAATGGCCATCACACAACAACTGAGACAGAGTCAACTCTTTGCCGCTGAGGATTGGCGCGTCATATACACGGCGTTCACGCAGATCAATTTCAACGCATATGATTTTAGTTCGATACGCACTGCGATGATCAACTACATACGGTTGAATTATCCGGAGGATTTTAACGATTGGATCGAAAGCAGCGAGTTTGTTGCATTGATCGATCTGTTAGCATATCTTGGACAAAGTCTGGCTTTCAGGATGGATCTCAATACACGAGAGAACTTCCTTGACACGGCAACTCGCCGTGAAAGCATCTTCAGATTAGCACGCATGCTCAACTATCAGCCACAGCGATGCATTCCGGCAAGCGGGTTGGTGAAGATAACCGCTGTGATCACTGACCAGCCGATATACGATTCATATGGAACCAATCTTCAAAACGTGCAAATCATCTGGAATGATCAAAACAACCCTGATTGGTTTGAACAATTTATATTGGTGATGAATGCCACACTAAATTCAACCAACACGTTTGGAAATCCATCAAAATCGGGATTGGTTTCAGGTGTTGAAACCCAGCTATATGAGATGAACAACGTTTCAATACCTCTTAGCGTGATTCCATTTACCGCGTCCATTGCAGGGAACAACGTACAGCTTGAATTGGCAAATGCAACATTCAATGAAGGTAGCACCACATCTCTAGCAAATTCTGGAAATTTTTATGAGATTGACCCTGATCCGTTGAACAGTTGGAACATCGTTTATCGTGCCGATGGTAATGGATATGCCAGTGCTAACACCGGTTTCTTCCTTTATTTTAAACAAGGTAGCATGCAGTACAAGGACTATCAGTGCAGCCTCCCACTAGCAAACCGCGTGATAGATGTTGACACGGACGGTGTTAACCAGACCGACGTATGGGTTCAAACGATAGATAGCACCGGGTTGGTGAGCAAGAAATGGACCAAGGTTCCTAGCGTTAACGGATTTAATGTCATCTACAACAGCATTGATAAGAACATACGCAACATTTATAGCGTGGTCACGAGAGACAGCAATGGAAATGATCAAATCAGCGTGCGATTTGCTGACGGAAATTTTGGAAACGTTCCGATTGGAATAGTTAGGGTATGGCATAGGATTAGCAATAATCTCACCTATCAGATACGTCCTTCTGACATTTCAAATCAGGTGTTTGCATTTGCATATGTGGACAATCTTAACAACGCATGGAACGTGGCGTTCACCACCAATCTTCAATACACCGTGAACAATGCACAGAGCACCGAGGATAACTATCGCATTGCACAGAACGCTCCCCAGACATACTACACCCAGGATCGAATGGTCAACGGTGAAGATTACAATCTCTTTCCGTTGCAGGATGCAAGGATATTAAAGAACAAGGCTGTGAATCGTGTTTATAGCGGACAGAGCCGATACCTTGATCTAAATGATCCTACCGGTAGCTATAACGATCTGAATGTTTTTGGAACTGACGGAATCCTTTACATGGAAAACGATCTCAACATGAGAGACGTGGTCAATTCCCCTGGAACCAATGCATTGGTTGTTGTCAATACGCAGATACAGCCGTTGGTCAATGGCAGCTTTAATAGCCAAACACAGGCGCTTGAGCTAAAGAATTTCTTTTATTACAGCTATCCCCGCGTGGATATTGGGTCTGGATACGTATGGAAGACCATCACGAGCCTTACTACCAGTTGCACAGGTGCTTTTTTCACCGGATCTACTGCTGTTGCCGTTGGTACAAACGCGCCGGTCAACAGCCCGCTTCAATATGTAACGCAAGGATCATTGGTTGGGTTTTCAAATCCATCTACCGGAAAAAACACCCTAGCTTCATTGATAGGTGTCATTGGCGATGGTACTGGTATCAATCTTTCCGGAAAGGTGTCGGGCGGAGAAGGTGCCATAACCATTAGCACGCTTCTCGGACAGGGATACCAGCCATCATATGTTATCGCATCTTTCCGTACCACGTTTACACAGGATGAAAGCATTGCCATAGCGGCACAATTGCAGAAGCATGTTACTTTTGGAGTCAGATACAATGCATCTGATCTTACATGGAAGGTGATCACGTCGGATAATCTTAGCGCGAGTTCTAGTTTTAGCCTTGATTTTGCTGGAAATACCAGTAGCACCAATAAGGATGCAAGCTGGATGATCAAGGTTGTGTGGACCGGTGCAGGGTGGAGGATATATTCTCGTGCGATGAGATACATCTTTGAAAGCGAGAGACAAAATCGTTTTTATTTTGAAAACACGAAGAAGGTGTTTGATCCAAATACCAATACGGCACAGCTTGATTATGTCAGTGTTTTGAGCATCAATCCGGATTCAACAACCGGTTTAGCACTATCTCAAGATTATCTATGGCAAATCACTGGACAACAGATATATCCAGACGGATTTGCTGATCCTCGCAGTGTGCGTCTCACGATGTGGGAAGGAGACAACTATGGAATTCCAGACGACCCGGATGAGTTTAATGAAATAGTCGATCCGCAGATGATACCAAGCAGGATGATATTCTGGAATAGGAAAACCTCGTCCGATGGATACCAGTATTGGTATCCGGTTGTCATACCAACGTCGCGCATCTATTCAAATCCAGGATTGTTACCAACTCCGACTGATGCCAACTGGACAACCGGTGAAGTGGCATACATCATCAGCAATGGCGTTTTCTATCAATATGCACAAAATACCTTTATCGATGTGACCCCGGATTATAAGATGCGAATAGGAAGAAACAATCTTTCTTTTTTGTGGAAGCATTTTGCTCCGACTGATCAGCGCATCAATCCGGCGGTTATGAACATAATCGATATGTACACATTAACTTCCGCGTATGATACTGATCTCAGGAATTGGATAGCCACCAATGGTAGCATGGCAACCATGCCACAGCCACTTAGCAGTGCTGAGCTCAAGGCGGCGTTTGTTGACCTTGAACAATACAAGCAGATGACTGATCAGATGATATGGCATCCTGTTAGTTACAAGGTGATCTTTGGTAGCCAGGCCGCACCAGAATATCAAGCAAAATTCAAGGTTGTCAAAACACCCGGGACCACGGTTACTGATAATGAGGTCAAGAGCTTGGTAATACAGGCCGTAAACCAATATTTCAGCCTTTCAAACTGGGATTTTGGACAGAGTTTTTTCTTCACGGAGTTGGCTGCATACATACATCAGGTTCTTGCCACCATTGTTGGATCGGTGGTGATAACACCACTAAACGCACAGGCAAAATTTGGTGATCTCTTTGAGATCGCGTGCGATGCCGACGAGATATTCATTAGTGGAGCACGGGTAACCGATGTCCAAATAGTACCATCACTCACCGAAAGCGTTCTAGGAATAAGCAATGGCTGATAAGCGTCGCAATATAGAGCTACTCCCGAGCTACCTGCAGACAGAAAATCTAACAAAGATCTTTGCTGCAACGGTTGACCATCTTTTCCAACCAGAAAGCGTGGAATTTCTTAGCGGGTACATTGGAAATCGTCCGTCA